GAACACCAGTTTCTGAATCTATCGGTGCATTAGGATCTGCAATTATTCCCTCTTCAATTTCTTTTTTGATGATAGCATCTTGCTCTATAATTTCTTCATCTGTCTGCTTAAGAATTTGGCGTCTAACATAATCTTGGGAAAAATATTTTCCAATATATGGTTCTGCAGTTTGTGCCATAGCTAATCTCTCATTCAAAAGTTCAGATTGTTTAAGTTCTGCGAAGTGATTATCATATAAGAAGTCATATTGAATGTGCTCCTGCATAACATCCCAATCTTCCGGTGCAATTATATTTTTGAGTATTAACTGAGTTCTGAGAATATCATGGAACATATATGAGAATCTTTTTCTCAAACGTCCAACAAATTTGCTGAATTTTACTTCATCTCTTAAGATTTCGGAAGAACGTCCCAAATTAAATCCACCTTCCCCTTGCATTCTTGATGGTGGAACATTCAAAGAACGATAAAGTTTTTCTTGGAAATATTTAATATCTGTAATTTCTCCTAGATTCTGTCCACCAGGAAGTGTTGAAATTTCAGTTCCTCTTCCACCTTCTCTCCTAGGCAACCAAAAATCCTCAAGCATTGACATAAACTTTTTATCGTCTCGGATTTCACCAGTTTGTGCATCATATACAAGTTTATTTCTATATCTCATCATCACATCACGGAGATATTGTTCAGCCTTTACCTTAGGAAGATTGCCAACATCAATGTAGAAAATTCTACGTTCAGGAGCACGAGACAATCTATAGATAACAAGAGAATCCTCAACCATCCTTAATTGGTTGAGAGACTTAATAGCCTTATGTAAATATGATAAAGTTGAACCCTTATTTCTATCAACTAATCCGGATGTGCAATAAGTTATAGAATCTTTCGTCATCTTTATACCAGCATTTCCTCCCATAGAAGCTGGATTATTCGTTGGATACGTTGTCTTAGGATTATAGACAAAGTATTCCTCAATCTCAGGAAACTCATATTCCATTGGATTATCTGTATTTACATTTGATAATCTGAATTTATCCTTATTGCTTTTCTTTTGTTGTCTAACATACCTTATTTTCATAGGATCTATGTATCGCAACTCTTCAATTCCTTCTTGAGGATTCTTTAAATCGATTACTTTGTGATAGTAAAGTCTGCCATCTATATACCAGTTTCTATAAATTTCATGGGACTTTTTATCAAAATCCAATAGAGAAAGAATGTACTTAAACTCTTTTCTTATTTTGTTTTTGATTCCATCACTCGCATTCAAATTGGAAAGTTCAATTTGTACTGGAGTGTCATTTGTATCGGAAACAATTGCTTCATTAACAATGTCTTCAATGGCACTATCACACTCTGGGTGAAGTGCCATTTCTCTATATCTTTTTATTAAATCAAATTCCGTTCTATATACACCTTCAATATCTACATATGAACCAAAAAAACCACTTGTTAGGTAATGGTCAGAAGAGTCCTCAGAATTTTGAGGAACTGGACTGACCAAACCCGGTGAAAGTGGTTCTTTGTCATCAATTGAAAAACCAAACAGTCTTGCCATAATTTATTGTAATTTTATCTTTAGACTATTTATTATGCTTTAGCTGCAGTAGTTCCACTAATGATTTCATAAGACTGAACTTGGAATTCTACTGTAAACTCCTCAATAATGTCCCCACTATCATAAGAAAGATCAATGTTTGATACATTTGTTGGGAAAATATCAACAAATTTATAAGCTGCTAAGATAGCACTATCAGATCCCTGATTAGTTTTATTTCCTCCGGTTGCAGCACTACCAGAACTTCTTCCCAACTGATAAACAGTTGCGTTGCTCATGTATGCACTTGGATCTGTTGCACCTAGATTATTATCTAACTTTGCAATCAGTTCTGTCCATGCTTCAAATGCTCTTCTTAGTTTGAAGTCTTCATCATTAATAATAGTTACTGTCCAAGCATCAATTGTTCTATCTCCAGCAACCTTAAATGATCTCCCGCGAAATGGAACATCAATACTTGAAATATTTGATGCTGGAAGGGCAGCTGCTTTACAAAGGTACTTAAATATGTCAGCATCCCAAGTAATTCCTGTTGGTAATGTTGTAAGTTCAACTTCAAACAGATTGGGGCGGGCACCACCGCCCTTGAGAGCACTCTTAAATTGTGAGATTGTTTTGAGTCTTGCCACGGTTCTTTACCTCCTTAGGTTGTTTATTGAATAATGATCAGATAGTACCAGCAACTTCTTCAAAACTTATTCCAGTTCGAGTAGCTACAAATGTCAGGGTAACATAATTAATGGATTTCGCGGGTTTCAGATAGATATCTGCTCTAAATTCATTATTATCAATTACATCTGGAGTGTTGTTTGTCGTATCGCAAACAACAAGGAATCCATACAGACCCCTCTTTGCTTGAACATCTCTCAAGTATGGTTCAACAATATTTTTGAAGTTTGCTCTGGTCAGCTCATCGTTCAGTTCAAAGAGTTGTGCCTGTGCAGCTCTCTCTAGTGCTTGCTCAATAGTGAGGAAAAGACGGCGAACATTAATACGATCAAAAGCAGATGCATATCCAAGTGCAGTTCTATCTCCAAATAAAACAGTCCCAACTCCCTGTTGAGTTATTATTGAGTTAATTCTGGAGGAATAAAGTTGATCTCTCTGCGCTTTACTGGGATTGTATACCAATTTAATAGCATTGTTAAGAACTCCTCTTTGCTGTCCAGCGGGAGAGAACCATGGATACGAAATGATATTGGTTCGGCACATCAGTCCCGCAATATCTCCGTTGCAAGGAATATAAACAAACTTATTGTTAAATCTATCATAAGTGTACTTGTATCCACTATCAAAAACTGCATATGAAGAAGAAGAACCCACTGAATTAAAGTACTTAATCAAATTATTTGTTTGTGTAGTGGAATTGGTTTGTCCAACTAAGTTTCCTCTGTGGGGACCAACTGTAGCAATACAATCTTTTCTTTGTTCTGCAATTGAAATTAAATATTGAGCCTTAGCAATAGAATCGTTTTCGCTGGTCAGACCTGGGCCCATGATTAAGTAATCTAGTCCAACTTCGTCTTTATTTGAGAATAATGAATATCCATTTTGTATCGCTGCCAGATCATTGGCCATTGATCCATTGGCACCATAATCTGCACCTCCGGTCAATGTATATGTTATGTTTCCAATAGAACTGAAGGTTATGTCCTGAGCATTTTGTCCCCAATCTCTAGATGCTAGTGAAATTGGTTGGAATGATGCACTAGTTCCATCATACTTTGTAAATCCTGTTGCAACTGGAACAGTTCCCCAATAACTATCAGCAGCTGCTGATGGTGATTTGCCAGCAAAAATCTGAGATGAAAAATCTGCCAGATACTGCTTATACCAAATTTTTTGTGGTGAATTTACCGTTGAAACTGAATCAAGTGCTTTTGATAACCCAAGGTGTTTTTCTAATAGTGTTCCTGGATTTTGTGTTAGAGTTCCTTTATCATCAACAACTACAACATGGAGAACATCATTCTTACCATTTCTATCTAATGAATATCGATTAGATGTTGGTTTAGGTGCAATGGATCTCCAGAAAATTGTTGCATTTTCTAGACCAAGAGTTTGATTATTATACCAGTCAGAGACTGTATTTGAAGTTAAAGTTCCTTGATAAGCACCACTGCTGTCTATAAAATTCAATGCCTGTGATGCTGAAAATGCGGAGAAAGTAGTTCCTTCTGCGTAATCAATTTGAGTTTCTGTTCCAGCAGATGATACTCGTGAAACAACTTTTACCGTAACAGAACTATTTGCTCCTGCTGTTGTTAGACCAGTAACAATACCTTTTATATAACCGGTAAATGTTCCTTGTCCCGGAATTGATATGGATGATACCGACGCAGTTACTCCACAACCAAGTATAACGCCATTAGCATTTAAGTCCGAGGATGTTACTGTAATAATTTGATCTGCGAGATCATCAATAACACAGACCTTCAAATCATTTGCCCAAGTTCCTGGATTTTTTGCCGCAAATGTAAAGTTCTCTGCTTCCGAATGATTATTTAAGTAATCGTCATAATTATCAATATCTATGTCTGTTGTGGCTGCACCAACACCAGCATTTGCATTGTTTAAATTGGTATTCTTAGTTCTTACTACCTTAAGGACGCCACCATATGATAAGTAAGATGATGCCGCCATCCAGTACTCATATTGGTTATCTAGAGTGGAAGGTTTTCCAAAAACAGTGATTAAATCTTGTTCTGTTGCAATATCAACTGGGTATTCAACTGGTCCGATAGGAAATGGTCCTGCAATCGCACCAATGTTATCTAAAACATTATCAGCTCTTCCTACTGTTAAGTCAACCTCCCTGACGAGTACGCCTGGAGATAATTGAGGAGTCGCCATGTTTTTCTCCGTA